GGTCATAACCAAAATATCGCTCTAAACTACTAATCAGTTTTCTAACTAAAGGTAGAACGGTTTCTTGATACATTAATTTCTGGTTGGGTCTAATGTTTGCATTATTGCCACCATCCATTAAAATTGGTGGGATTCCAATAACTTTTAAAATAGTATTCTCTAAATTAGTTACTGAATCCTCAAAATCTAATTTCTTGAAATCCACATTAGAGATACTATCGATCTCTATACCTCCATCTAGAACTAAAGGCCTTCTGCCTCCGTTCTTAGGGTTGTACTTCTGTGCCCAAGAATTAATTAGTCTGTCTTTTACTTTAGCACTAAGAGTATTTGGTGTCTTTAGTACTAAGCCAGGAACTGCTCCATTTTTGAAGAAGTTCATCTGGAAATCTTTCATATCGTATAACAAGTTGATTGAGCGTTTCGCTGAGCTTAATCTTGACTTACCTCGATATATTGAATCTGATGAGTTATCTTGAATATGTATAATCTCATCAGGTTTATATTTAGTTCCGTTATAGTCATACCCTTTGATAAATGTTTTTTTATCTGGGTTAATAGTAACGTTCTCAGCAGGTAGATGGTATAAACTTACCCCATCATAATACATAAAAGCATTACCATCCATAATCATATCTAGGAAGATGTTTCTCTTGAAGGCATCTGCTGATTGATACGGGTTAGGATTCCTATTAAGTAGAGTTACTAGCTTTTTGTGTCTAATAGTAGCTACTCCAGGAAATGCTTCCTTGTCTCCTACATCTATAGTAATTTGTGCTGCTGCATCCACTACCATGTTGACGCCGCGATTGACCACTTCTAGTCTTTCATACGCTCTTTCGTAAGGCAATGAAGGTGTAAGAGGTCCTTGGCTTCCTTGGGCCGCCGATATCTGTGGCTGCGCCGGATTCAGTTTCTGAATCAAATTTTTAATTATTCCCATATTCTTTTACTCTTCTTTTTTCTACCCAGCGTTGTTGCTTGGGGCCAGTGACTAAAGCAGGTTTTTTACCATATATGGAGTGCAGTTTCAGGTGATGTTTGTGGCAGAGAGTAACTGTGTCATCATAAATTTCTTTATGGTGCGCCTCAATAAACTCATCCCTCATTCCCATCATGTCTTCTGCAGTCAATATAACTAGTTTCTTCTCTTTAATCCACTTATCAAGAAGTTCCGTTACACTTAAAAAGTGGTGGAAGTCCAAAGACTCATTTCCGCCACAGATGTAACATTCCTCATCCTTTACATAAGCAGACTTTGCACGGTCTCTTATATATTTAATCTTATCGCGTTTAAGTTCACTCATAAGCTATTTTTTTAAAATTTCTCTATATATGGTGAATTATATCAAATTCCAACACAAAAGTCAAGAGCTATTTTTTACTTGGTGGTCCCTAAAACGTTATGTCCGAAGCTACGAACGTGTATAAGGCGTACCGGAGGGCATCTGCCATATGAGATGCCATATTATGTACAGGCTTTTCTACTAAGAGGTTCTCGTTTGGATTCCATTGGTATTGATCGAGAGACATTAGAGAATGGGCACACCTTTGATCCACGATCAATTTGTTATTCTCAACAATCGTGGCAACTGACGCAATACCATCCAGCACACTCTTAGTTGCATTGATAGTCGAAATATCGTAGTTCTGGGCTAAATCGAAACGCATTTGCTGAGCTGCGGAGTCGATATAGATTGAGTCTATATCCCACTTAGTAATCAGTGCTTGAATAACTTCAGCGTGTTGCTCCGTAGTCTTTTCAGCTTCCATATACTCATCTAAAATATAATATGTTTCCGCATCCCAATCGTACCCTATAACGCAGAATGCAGTAGGGTCACGGTAACCAACGTCAAGACCTGCAAACACATCCATCTTGGAAGTGTCTAGTTCTTCTAGGTTTGCTACACATTCTTCATAGTTGAAGTCCCATACTTGTCCTTGGAAAGTATTGAAAGAGGCTAAGTACTCCTGTTCGAACTCAGCCTTTGACATACCTCTTTGTGCCTCATCAATATCTTTCTGAGAAATTCTAGGATTTTCATGATAGGTGGCTCGTATAGAAGCCCAGTTAGGGTACTCATCGTTATACCCACGCTGATAAAACTCTGCAAACCAATTATTTCTTCCACGAGGGGTAGATATAAATAGACACTTACTAGTAGGTTTATCTAGTGTAGGTCTTAGGGCTACGTTGAACGCATCCATGCCCCCATCTCCTAGTGCCGCTTCATCAAATATAATAAGGTCATAGCTCCTACCAACGGTACTATCCACTTGATTGACTGATCCCATACGAATAGTACTTCCATTAGTTAACTCTATAATTTTATCCTTAGCATTATCCCTGGCTACCTCTAAGTCAAAGTGCTTAATTAGATTTCGTTGTAGATCGAAAGAAATCTGTGAAAGTGAATAGTTAGGGCTCATGATTAGCACATTTGTGCCTGGCACAAGTGCTACAAGCTGCCCGATTATGTTTGCTATATAAGTCTTACCTTGTCTTCTAGACAGTGCTGCTACAACAAAACGATATTTAGGATTATTAAGTGCGTTAATTAGCGCAATTTGGGAGGCAATAGGGCATATACCTAGCAAGTCCATATATTGAGATATAGGTAATTTTATAAACCTCTCATCTTTTGGATATTCTATTAATTCGTCCGCGGTTACATCTTCCCTGCTTATTTCCAGCATTAATATTCCTCATAAATTAGATTAAAAAAGCCCTACTAACGTAAGGCCTTATTTACACATTTAGTCTTTGGTAAAAATGTGATATATTACTGCAAGTGATGCCAAGCCTACAAGGCCAGCGTTACCAAGGTTAGTAATGATACCGGTAATAGTTCCGATAACATCTCCACCAATGAACGGTACAGTTCCGCCAAAGATCACTTGTAAAACTATTGCTAAAGCGATTAATGCTACGCCGCCTTCTGTTGCGGCTTTAATCCAGCCCACAATTTTATCTACCATATATTTCTCCTATATTTAAGATTTGTCAGTATTGACAATTATAGAATTATACCAGGTTTAAGCAAAATGTCAAGATCAAATTTCTTAGGTGATAATATTATCTAGCTAAATAAGTTTACTCTGGGTTATGGCTAGATTGCATAGAACGTACATCTTTTAACATCTCTTTAATATTTCTATTCTCTACTTGTATCTCTTTCAAAGCTATCATTACTTCTCTATGCTTAGAAGGCCAGGAATCTACAAACATAGTATTTTTATCTACCTGTTCCTGCATAAAACGAGTATTGGCTGATATATTAGACGCCCACCATACTACTGATATAGTTTGTCCAAATATAGCAAAAATTACAGCAAGACTAGCATTTTTTAGCCAAGGGGGTAGCTCTTGTTTACGTTTCTTGAGATACTCAATCTCTTTACTAAGTCCTTCTTGGCACGTACCCATTTGACTCTTTAATAATATTAACTCTGTCTCCAGAGAATTGACTCGCTTTTCCATTTTATTTCCTTTTCTTACCACCTGAGGACCCTACTGGGGTCTTCAGTACATACCTCCATATGTACGCTATTAGTTAATGTCTCTTCATTGCGGCTGATCCGAAGTAGAAGCCAATAATATTCATTATAGCTACAGGTAGCCATTCTGGTGTTACAAAACCCTCTAGTTTAATATACTCTGTAAAAGTATGAGTAGTATCAATAAACAAGAATTTAAAACCCTCTGTTACTTCAATAGGTACATTAGTAGATATACCCATAATCGGTGCCATAAATACAATTCCAATTCCTGCTAAAAGACTGAATACTACAATGAATCGTCTTATCCATGCAGCATTTGGATTTTGCATTTGTCGGGCACTCTGTACCCCTTCTTCAATCTGCTTATTACTTTGTAATAGCATTTTGTGTTGCTCAGCTTTATCAGCTTGAGCTTGTCCCCACATTTTCATCATACCGCCCATAGCGGTAGAGCCTAACATACTTATTGCTTCGATTGGTAATCCAAACATACTTTCTCCTTACTGCGCTTAGAGGTAGTTTAGCTTTATTAATCTACCTCAATTCCCATCTTTTCATAGTCTTCTCTAAGCCACTCAAGTTCCAGTCTTCTATCCTCCGCATATAAATCTTCGATATCTGCATCCTTTAGGGCAGTATCTTTAGGGACCTCTGGTACATCCTCCGCTACCATTACGTCTTTGTGATCTGCTAAGGTACAATGATATACTTCATGGCCCATTATGGCCATCGCTTCTCTGTCGTCCCATACATCAGCTAATATAATATGAACCCAGCATATATCTTCATCAGGTCTAACATTAGTGAATCCTCGTATTCCAGAACCCTCAGGTAGTGGCTTACCTGTTGCCTTCTCAAAAGCCTTATTTAGTCTTTCTCTATTTGTATACGTTACAATCTTAAGTATAAATTCAGCCCTTTGAAAATCAACTTTTTCATCCGGCCCATACTTAGCTAAATCAAAATCATCTAAAGCGTTCGCATAGTTACCTAACATTGCGAAACCTAGCCATACTACCACTGCTATTAATATACCTTGCACTGCGTGTTTCATGAGTTACGGTCCATAAACATTGCAAAACTTATTATTAAAGTAGGGGCTAGTATCATCCAAGTAACTATATATGCTAAGCATTTGCACTTGACCCAGGTCCAGGATTGAAAACATTTCTTTTCGGCTATACACCGGGTTAAGCTTTTAAACATTGGTAATTTAGTATCCTTCCTTATTAATAAGGTACTTGGCTTGTATATAAGCCTTCACAATTCCACTTCGTACTATATCTTCAATTCCAAAATGATTTATATGAAACCAGTTTGGCATAGATTCTAATACTTCCACAAACTTACATATATCTTTATCCGAGTTCTTAGTAAAGTCTGTCTGCATAAAATCTCCACAGAACAGTGCTTTAGAATTTTGACCTAGTCTAGTTAATACTGAGTCAGCCTCATGTGACGTACAGTTTTGAAACTCATCCATAACTACAATACAGTTGTCTAGTGTTATACCTCTAACATACGAAGTAATCATAAAACGGATTACTCCATGCTTCACTAAAATTTCGTATGCATCGTCTCTACCGAACAGTTCTGAACATATCTTTTTATAGGGTAATTCGTACACTTGGGATTTTTCTTCAAGGTTCCCCGGTAAGAAGCCAATGTCCCTAGTAGGTACCGCGCTCCGTACGATTACAAGTTGCTGAACCTCCCTCTGTCCATAAATTATATCATGAAAGGCTTTATACAGACTAAGAAACGTTTTGCCAGTACCGGGGAACCCCATTAATAGTTGGGAAGTACCCTTATCATAATTATCGAAGAAA